TCGGGAGATGCTATGAATAATCCATTTCCAGAATTAGCAGATGTAGTTTTTGCTGCCATGTATTTTTTAAACACTCTGATTATTTTTTTTATTGTTGTTGACTCTGGTTGATCTCTAGGTGCCAAATCAAATGTAAAATTAAATGATCTTAGAGTTACACCATTAAATAATAATTCCATATTTGGATTTAATATTTGTCCACTAGCTCGTGCCAAAAGACCTGATCCAGTGGTATTTCCTCCAAGTGCATTGACTATAGCTGCGCTTAGTTGTGCGTTCATTGCATTTCTACCACCATTTCCAGAAGATAATATTTTAGCTGTAAAATTATTAAGTTGATTACCAGCAGTGTTCATAGCATCACCCACACCACCACTCTGCATGACTGCACTTGCCGCATCTACTCCTGCCGCAGCTAATCCATTTAGACTATCTGATCCCCAATTTACTCCATTTTGATCTTGTATTTGGTTTGGTATTGGTAAGAATATCGTTCCCAATATGGTTTTTTTACTATTAATAGTTTCTGTAATAGTATTTAATTTAAAGGTTTTATCCTCTTGTAAACTACCAAGACCACTGCTTTCAAATTTTAATACATCGATTTGTAGATAATCACTATCTATTTCAAGTTTTTGGTTAGGGTATCTTAAGTTTGTAAATGGATTATTATTATTTACTTCTGCAGTTTTAACTTCAGGAAGATCTTCAGATTTTGGTTTCTGTTGTTTATTTACTGGAGGTTGTCTGGATTCTTGATGTTTTTCTGCTTCTTGAGCAAATTTCAGTTCTTCTTCTTTGTATTCTGGAGGAAACTTAGGAGTTCTTGGAACTCTCTGTGCAGCAGCTGTCGCTCTTCTTTGTGCGGCAGCAGCTCTTTCTTTTGCTCTTTGTCTTCCTCTTCCCATTATAGGTTATAATCCTTTTATAGTGTTATTTATTGATAATTATCGGTTTTTTTACCAAAAGGTATTTCACGAACGTCGGCAAGTTCATCTGGGTAAATTTCATACATATTTCCCACCATTTCTTCCCATGTATATTGACGAACTTGTCCCCAGTGATAGTTCAATCCACGAAATCCCCAACGAAAAACTTCTGTAACCGCAACTAAAGGATTTTGATCGTATTGTATATTTGGAGTTTTGGGAGAATATATGAAAATATAATATTTTCCGGGTTCTGGAACAGGAGTATATGAGTCACTAACGGCATCCATTAATTCAATCATCAAATCATCAGGATCTTCACCACCAATTAGATTGTTCGTAACACCTCTAACACGATTATCATTATCATCTGTTGGATACATCATTGACGAATACCTAAATCATCCTCTGTCATGATTTTGAACTTCCACTGACGATCTTCACAAAACTCTTGTGCAGATTTCCACTTTGCCTGATTTTTTACATATTCTTTCACTTCATAGATATAACCTTTAGTTTTTCGTTTTGGAACTTTTGGTTCTCGAACTTGCTTTTTAGGTTTTATCTCTACCAAATATTTTTGTATTTTGTTTCCTTCTTTGACCTTTATATAAAAGTCTGGGAAGTAACGGTGAATTTTATTGTCAAGGGGTGATTTGTATGGAAGAGCAATTTCTTCACTACTCCATTCCAGGATGTTTTCATTTTTATCACAATAAACCATAAACTTTCTTTCCCATAAAGAACGATAAATTACGTTCGTTGGGTCACCTTTGTATTTTTTAGGGTATGAAGGTTTATATTTTCCCTTATATGACATCTAAATACTTAATAATGTAAAGCCTTATAATTTATTTAGATGGCAATCACAAGAAAGAAAATAACAGACTTTGTATCCATTATTGGTAATGTTGCCAAAACATCTCATTACCAAGTAAATTTTGGTGGACTTAATGCTTCCCTAACAGATTTTTTGGTAAGCAAGGGAGTCGATAAAGATTTTATTTTGAGAGAATCTGGTTTAAGATGTAATAGTGCTGTTATTCCCGGAAGTAGTCTGGCAACGGCAAGCATTAATGGAAATTTTATGGGTGTCCAAGAAAAAATGGCACACTCTAGAATTTTTACCGAAATGAGTCTACAATTTTATGTTGACACAGATTATAGAATGATTAAATTTTTTGAGTATTGGATTGATTATATTTCCAATGCTTCAGAAACAGAAGGAAATGCTAGAAAAAGTGATGACAATTATTTTTACAGGATGAGATATCCAAGAGAATATAAATGTGATAAAACTAATATTGTAAAATTTGATGAGGGTGATGGTGGGCAGATAGAATATACTTTTTATGGTATGTTTCCCATAAACTTATCATCAACACAAGTTCAATACGGATCATCGGATGTCTTAAATGTAAATGTTACATTTAACTATGAAAGGTACATATGTGGTAAAGATGATAGCAAATCAAGGGCAATAGGAAATGGCGAAACTAATAAAACAAAGTCTGTTAATCCTGACTCATCCTTCAGAAGAAATATAAACAGAGTTACTCCAGATGATGCCCGTCTAATTCAAGAAGAAGCAAATTTCACACTTCTGTGAACCCATCTAAATAAAATTACTGAAAAAATTCTATAAGACATCATGCCTTTACCAAAGATTGCGACACCGACGTATGAGTTGGAATTACCTTCTACAGGCAAGAAAATTAAATATAGACCTTTTCTTGTAAAAGAAGAAAAAATTCTTATCATTGCGATGGAATCTGAAGATCAAAAAGAAATTACCAATGCCTTGAAGACGGTTATTGGTAATTGTATTTTGACTAGAGGAGTAAAAGTTGATACTCTATCAACGTTTGATATTGAGTATCTGTTCTTAAATATTCGTGGTAAGTCTGTTGGCGAAACAGTTGAGGTTTTGATTACATGTCCCGATGATGGTGAAACTCAAGTTCCTGTTGTAATTCCTCTTGATGAAATCAAAGTAAAGAAAGATAAGAAACATAGTCGAGATATTAAACTTGATGATAATTTGACAATGAGATTGAGATATCCATCTTTATCAGAATTTATCAAATCTAATTTTGTTTCTGATAGTGGTAATGCCGGTGTAAATGAATCATTTGATTTGATATCTTCTTGTATTGATCAGGTTTATAATGAAGAAGAATCATGGAGTGGAACTGATTGTAGTAAAAAAGAATTATTAGATTTTATTGAGCAACTTACATCACAACAATTCAAAGAAATTGAAACATTCTTTGAGACTATGCCAAAACTTTCTCATGATGTTAAAGTAATGAATCCAAATACAAAAGTTGAGAGTGATGTTGTCCTAGAAGGGTTATCATCTTTTTTCTCATAGGTATGGCTCATACTAATCTTGAGTCATACTATAAGACTAACTTTTCTTTGATGCAGCATCATAAATACTCTTTGACGGAACTAGAAAATATGATTCCGTGGGAAAGAGAAGTTTACATAGCATTATTACAACAGTATATTGAAGAAGAAAATTTAAAAGCACAGCAGCAAAGAAGTGGTAACTAGTCAATCTTTCAAGGCACCAAAAATACCAAAACTCAACAAGAAGATTGTATCATCTTCTGTGCTTTCAAGTGCTCCAAAACTTAAAGTAACAAAGATCAACGCTCCAATATCAACATTATCAAGACCAGTTAGTCAGGGGATTGGTAAAGTAGAAGGTGATGATGCAAAAGAAAGTATTGTTGCTCAAGAATCATTAATTAGAGTTGTTAATTCTCTCAATAAGACTAGTGCTGTCTTAAATCAACTCACTGATTATCTTATAACTGAAACTCAGTTAGAGCAAGAATTATTACGAGAAAAAATAAGAGGTGAAAAATTAGAGGATGATAGAGAACGAAAAAAGATAAAAGAATCTAAGTTAGAGGGAGTTGGTAAAAAAGCAAGAGATGCATTTTTAAAACCAGTTAAGGCAATAGGAAATAAGGCAAAAGGTATATTTGATACACTTAAAAATGTATTGGGATTATTATTTGTTGGATGGTTAGGTAATAAAGGATTTGATGCGATTCAACTGAGTGCCGAAGGAAATATAAAAGCACTCGAAGATTTAAAAAATCAAGTAGTTACCGGATTAGGAATTGCTATAGGGGCATTTGCACTATTAAATATTGGAATACTTGCATTAATTCCAAAAATAATTGGATTATCATTGTCTATATTAGCATTACCTTTTAAGGCACTTTTTGCTGCTGGGAGAGGAATTCTTAATAAAATAAGAGGCGGTGGTGGTGGAAAACCTGGTGGTGGAAAACCTGGTGGTGGAAATAGAACGGGAGGAACCAGAACCAGAGGTGGTGGAAGATCTATGAGGGGTGGTCCCGACATTAGAAATCCTCTTAGAAATAAACCCACAATTACTGGGGATGTGAAACCAGGTATACTTGGTAGAGTAAAAAATTCTGTGGGTGCGGGATTCAATTTTGTAAAGGATGGAATTAAAAACTTATTATTAAAAAAAGTTGGAAGTGGTCGCCCTGGTGTAAAAATTTTAAGAGCTATTAAGGTATTATCTGAAAGTCCTTTTGGAAGATTTGCTGCAGCAGGTGGAAGAAAAATTGTTGATATTTTTAGATTAGGCAAGAATCTTCTAGACCCGAAGAACTTAAAAAAAGTTGGTGACGCTCTTGGTAAAGCTAAAGTCTTAACTAAAGTTCTCGGTCCCTTATTTGCACTTATTGATATACAATCAAGAGCAAATAAAGGAATGTCTCCGGCACAAGCAATAATTCCTGCTCTCTTGAAAGCAGTAATGATGAGTGGTGGTGCTGTTATTGGTGCATCAATTCCATTTCTTGGTCCTTTTACTCCATTTGCTGGTAGTTGGGCTGGTGGATGGTTGGGAGATCAACTTATGAACGGAATTGATAATATGTGGAATAAATCATGGGATGATAAGTTCTTTAAGGGATTTAACGAATTTACTATGGGAATTGGAAAATCGGATCCAACTGGAATGATATCCAAAATATTCCCATATGAAGGTACTGATAAAAAATATGGAGATGGTAGTGCTGTTGCAAAAGGAAAAGATAATTCAGACTCTGCCGTATCTTCTATGAATTCTTCGTCTATTTCTGCTCCTTCTATGCCATCAATGGCACCACCATCTGCATCACCTTCTCCTCAACCGATAATTATTCGTAGAAAATCTGGTGGACAACAACAAGTGCCACTAAAAGTTGGATCCGCAACAAAAGTTCCTAATATTTCCTCTTCAAATCCCGATAATTTTCTTACATTATATTCACAAGCACAATATAATGTGGTAGGATAAGATGAATTTTATAACAGGAATACAAATAAAATATTCAAACTTTTCCAAGACTTTGGAAAAGGCAAAGGACAGTGCTTCCTCCATTTCACAATCAACAGAAACCTTAAAAAAAGTTTTCATTAAAAGAATTGATATAAAAAAGAAATCATTTACCAGAGAAAAATTATTTAAAAGGAGAAAACTAGAACTATCCAGAAGGAGAGAAAAGGAGCAAAAATTAGAAACTGTACCAATGACAGGAAAGATTGGAAAGTCTTTTTCTGGTGTTCTTCAAAAAGCATCTAGTCCTTTTAGTGCCATAATGAATACTCTTGGACTATTAGCACTGGGATGGTTGATTAATAATCTCCCAAGTATTATAAAATTTGTTAAAGATTTATATAATAGAGTTGTAAAAATTGTTGATACAATAAAAAGTTTTATTACTAATCTTGGTAATTGGTTTAAGAATATTGGTGGTGTAATAACTGCCGTAAAAGATAATATAACTAATCTAGATTTTACCGACAGTGAAGGTAAACTAAAAAATGCCTTAGAACAACTTGATAAGTCTTTTGAATCAATGAAAAATGATATTGAAGAAGGTAAAAGATTGTTAACCACACCATTAGGTGGAGATGGTGGTTCTACTTCATCTGGATCTTCATCATATAAACCAGGAACAATTCCACCCGAAGTTAAAAATGATAAGGAATTTACTTCTGGTGTTAGTGAATTAGCAAAAAAATATAATGTTCCTGAAGATTATTTGTATGCGGTTATGTCTTTTGAAACTGGTGGAACTTTCGATCCTGCTCAGAAAAATATGGCAGGATCTGGAGCAACTGGACTAATACAGTTTATGCCAGACACGGCAAAAGGATTAGGAACTAGCACGACTGAGCTATCTCAAATGACTAGATCTGAACAACTAAAGTATGTTGATAAGTATTTTGAAGGAACCTTAAATAAAGGAGCATCATTATCTGATGTTTATATGTCAGTTCTTTTACCAGCAGCCGTAGGAAAGTCTGAAGATTTTGTTCTTTTTGGTAGAGGTGGTGCCTATGGTGGATCGAGAGCGTATTCACAAAATCGTGGATTGGATAGTAATAATGATGGATCTATAACAAAAGCAGAAGCTACGGCAAAGGTTAGACAACATCTTCCTGGATCTGGTGGAAGTGGTGGAAAATATTCTTACGGTTCGGGAAGTGTTGTTGAATATCTAACAGGAGATAGAAGTCACCCAAACTTTGAATATAATGGTCATGGAAGAGAATCAAATTATCATGAACATATTGCTTTCAGAACATTACAAGATAAAGAAAGAGCAAAAGCGGCACTAAGAGCAGCAGGTATACAAATAGGTAGTGAATATAGACCAGGAGACCCTGGATGGCACGGTGCAAATTTGGCAATTGATGTCCCTGGAGCACAGTGGGGTGGCAGTGGTGCCATTGGACAACGAGAATATAATGGTTCGGCAAAAGTTAGAAGTGTTTTGGCAGAGGCAGGATTTTCTGGTTCTGGTATAGGTCAAATGACAACTAGAGGATCTGTTTCAAGTCTTCCTATGGTATCACCAGATTTGGGTTATCCTCAAGGTTCTCAACAAGCTCCAATTATCATAATAGATGAAGAGGCACCACAACCTGCCCAGAGTGCTCCAATGCAACAAACACCACAAATGATTGTTACAAATCCATTAAATAGATTTATGAAAAACAAAATGTTATTGGACTTAGCATATACCTAAATGTCAGCATCAAAATCTTCTTCCTACGAAATATTAACACTAGAGTCTAATGATCAACAAAGAACTGTTGATATTAGAACTGGTACAGTTTCTGTGGATTATTATGAAGATATATTTTCTCCAACGATAACTGCCAAAATAAAGGTTGCAAACACGGGAACATCAATTGCCCCAAAAGATAATCCTGATGGTCCTAAACAATCAATTTATCATGGATTGCCCTTAAGAGGTGGTGAAAGA